ACAATTTATTGTTAATCTCACTTTGAGATTGTTGCATTAGATCATTGTACTTTGATTTCTCTAAAGATAGTTCTGATGTTTTGCGTGTGTAATCAGCTTCTCTCTGATACCCTCGAAGTAGTTCATTAAGGGTGACCGACATTTCAGTACCATCAACTTTAACGGTATATGCAGGTTCCTCAGAACTTTCATTAATATCTTGTTCAGCTTCTTCTTCTGTTATTTCCATTTGATTTTCCGTTTCTTCATCAACGTCTTGTTTCATAAACGGTATATCACTTGGACTTACAGTATCATCTACTTCTTCAGTAGTGATTTCTTCTTGGACTTCTTCAGTCCTTTGTGTTGGCTCTGTCTCAGCAGGTGCTGGTTCAGAGTTTAAGCCTTGCATCAAACCTGATAAGGTTTTTGCAGCGCCTAATACATTTGTAGCTTCATCAGCCATAGGTACACTCCTTTGTGGTTGGTGTTATTTAAAGCACTCCAATATGGGTGGTGCTATTTTTTGCGTAGCTCATCTAATTGTTTGCTAGCAAGTTGACCAGTTTCCATAACAGTACGGAAATGGTTTTCAAACTTACCTAAAATTTGATATGCAAGATAGATTTTTGTTCTTGCAAGTTCATCATTTGGTCCTGTTTGAAATATTGCTTCAGTATAAGATTGTTTTAAAGTGTCTAATGTTTCTTTAAACAACTCATCTTCTAAAATAGTTTTTGCTCTTGAGCCTCTACTGCTCTCTAGTTGTAGGTCCGACATTTATTTCTACCTGTGTTTGTTGTTCTTCTGGTTCTAACAAATTTTTAGTAGCTGCGTCAAGCATTTGTTTATTGGTATCTGTAATACCTTTCATTTCTAATGCTTCACGTCTTATTGCTTTCTCATCTATATCAGCGTTGTATTTAAGTTCAAGTTCTTTTGCTTTAGCTTCAAACTCCAATATCATTTTCTGATACTTAAGTTCCATTTCACGCATTCTATTTTCATAATTCATCTGTGCTTCTGCAGCTTTTTGTTGAGTTTGTATCTGTGATACTTTCTCAAACTCAGATGGTTCTTTAGGTTGCGGTTTCATTTGTTGCATACCAACTTCAGGATTAGTAAAGTATGATCCAACATCTTTTAGTCCTGCGTTCTCAATGATACGAGCTAATGTATTGTATATGTTATTAAGATTAACTACTGGTCCTTGTGCAGATCCTTGAAGTTTAATAGCTTCTAGCTGTCTACCAAGTATAGCATTTAATATTTGTAGTTGTTGATCTCTTGATCCAGTACCTAGTCCAACATGAATAGTAACATTGCATCTATCTCTCCACTCCATAGGATTCATTGGTACAAAACTACTATTAACTTTAATAATTCTTTCTTTGTCTTGATACTTAACTACTAGTTCAAATATCTTTTTAAATATATCTTTAACACCTGTCTCAGCAAATACTCTAGCAATTAACTCTAATCGCATTTGTGATTGTGATAGAATAGTATTTATACCTGATGCAGTTTTATTAAGTGTATCAGTGTCCATACCTTGGTTATACTTAGTAATACCACTACGTTCTTCTTTAATAGTATCTAGATATGATAACAATGGAAAGGCTTGGTCAGTTAATGTTTGATTTTGTAATGGCATCATAACCTGACTAGGAGCGCCTTTAGTTCTTACAATTCCTCCTGGTCGATTAGTTAATAGATCATCAAGATTAACCTGACCATCCATAACTGCAACTCTATTGTTGTTTGTTAAGTACATATTATCTAGTACTTGTCGCATAACAGTAGATTTAATTAACTGTATATCTTCTACTAGTTCTGATACTGATCTACCATAGAATCTGTGTGGTACTATAATAGGTGTAATAGAACAGAATGGATGTGAATCTACAGCAACATTATCAAGGATAGTATAACCACCATCACCTGCACTAGTAATTTTTCTTAATTCTGCAACACCAGTACCATCCATATCTATTTTAATATATGATTCATAAACTATAACTTCTTCTGTAGATGTATCACCAACAGTTCTATCATAGTCATCATCTATATTTCTATATCTTACAGATCTTTCTGAATTGTATTGCTCTTTATTTTCAATAGGTAGATTGTAAACTCTATCATAATCAAATCCCATTTCAATTAATTCACTACGAGTAGTTGGAACTTTATGACATATAAACTTAGCATCTTTCAAAGACTTAGCTTGTCTTTCAATAAGAAATTCTTCAGGTGGTATTGGTTCTATTTTAACTCTACCGAATGTTTGTGTTCTAGAAATAACTACATCATGTAAGTTTGGTGTAGGTATACTATCTAATTGTTCTTTTGCAATCTCAGCTTGTAAAGCATCTGGATTTAATTCTAATTCATCTTTAGCTTTCTTCTTTTCTTTCTCAAATGTTTCATCTTTGTACTCAGTATGTTCTAATACTTCAACACCATCTTCATCAATCAACATAGTAAACTCATCATCAGATAATTTCTGATAAGTTTCTCTATCTACTTTTTCTGAATCATCCCAGTATACTTTGCAGATACCGTTCTTTTGTAGCAATGCATCTTTAAACATTGTGTATAATGCAGTAAAACCATCGTTGTCTTTATTAAAAATATGATTTAAATAATCAGTTGCTTGTTCTGCAATCTTAACATCTTCTTCTCCAACAGGTTCTACTTTAACAATGTTTTCTGATGCAGTAAATATTCTTAGTAGTGGTGGTAATATAGACTCAATAGTATCAGCAACATCAGTAGATACTACTTGTGATCTGCCTTCTACTTCATTACCAAACCCTTCACCAAAGTAATATTCATTAGCTTTGCGTCTTGAGTCTGTTAACTCTGATTCATAAAAACCATAACTATTCTTAATGTGATCACCAAGAATACCTGATATGTTATAATCGTCTAGTGGTTTACCTTTTGCCATATTGTTCCTTAAACTATATATCTAGTGTCTATATTCATAGGCTTAGCCCAGTCAGTTCTAGTTGGTCCGTCAACGGAACAACCATATCTAAAACTATCTGCTGCGTGTGAAGCCCAGTCATGTAGGGGTTTATTTTTAAATGTCTGCATTCTATCATCAAACTGTTTACGGTATTGTCGCAAACAATCAATACCATATTTACATTTATTTTTATCAAACCAACAGTTATCTAAGTTATTTCTTACAGCTTCAATACCATGATCAACTGCTAATCGAGGACACACCTCAAAATCTAAGCCTAATTCATAAGCAACTTCAAGTCTTGATTTACCTGTGCCTAATTCTCTTGTAGTAATATCGTGTGGTCCAACATGTCTACCATATCTGTAACCTTTTTCTTCTAATACATTTGCATAGTGTGATAAAGATTCACCTGATGATTCATAATAATCTATTAATCTAATCTCATTTCCACTTCTTTGTGCAAACCAAATTGAAGTTGAATCACCTATACCTAAATCCCACCAAGTTTCTACATCAACAGTAGCATCATATTCAACATCAGTAATTCTATTTTCTTTTTCTGCTTTCTGAATTTGTTTTCCGTAATAGGCTCCTGAGACTGCAGCTTGAAAGCTACATTCAAATTCCTGCTCGTATTGATCGCTTGGCATTGTAAGCCTAGCTTCTTCTAATTCATCAGCTCCAATAATTTCTGTTTCAGATGCTCGGTATAATTGTCCATACCAATCTCCACCTCTACGTATAGCTAGATCATATACATCCCAGAACTGATTATGTCCCATGGGTGTACCAATAAAGATAACATAGCCTAGCTTGTCTGATACTGCAGGTCTAACAACCTCAGTCCACACTCTAGGTGACATTAGAGCAAACTCATCCATGCATACACCATCAAAGCCTAAACCTCTAAGTGCATCTGGATTGTCCGAGCCGAAGATTTGTATACGTGATCCATTCCATAGATCAACCTTCAGTTCGGTTTCGTGGCGTTTACCACCAAGTTTCATTAACGGGTCTGTATATTCTTTTAAATAGTCGTAAGCGACTGCTTTACCCTGTCGATAAGTTGGTGCGATATACGCCAATCTTGCATTTGGTATCTCACATGCAGTCATAATTAAATGATTGATTGCGAATACCGTCTTGCCAAACCGCCTGTGACAGCAGATGACATTAAATCTTTTTAATTCGTTATGAATCTTTTCCTGTAAAGGTCGAGGTTCATACGGTATGACTACTTCCATTAATCCTTTTTCTTACGCCATCCTATTTGAACGGTAATTGGTTTATCGTCATCCCCAGATACAGTCTGATTAACAGATGATAGCTTAGAATGTACAAATGGTGCAGCTTCTTTAGCAGCCCACATCTTCTTTTCTACAGATACTTGCGGATTGTTCAAGAGATTAAGCATATATTTTAAAGGAGTAGT